GCTGGGCCTGCTGGGCCTGCAGATCCCGGAACGCCTGCTGGCCCGGCTGGCCCAGGAACTGTACTTGCAGCACCGATCAGCGAAGCAAGCCAGTCTACTTGCGAACCGACATAGCCATTTTGGAGCGCCATCTGATATGCGCTCCATCCTTGCGGCCCCATCGGCCCTGGATTACCAACTTCGCGCGGCCATTCCATCACGCCCCCGGCAAGATGGTGAACTTGTCGCCGGCCTGGCCGGAAAAGCGCACATGTGTGACAGGCGCTGCGATTGTCGCCAGCAGCATGTCGCTCGTGCTTTTTGCGTTGTAATCGACGGTGAAATATTTCACGCCGCTGTTCGTAGACAACTCGATCAAGCGACCCGCGGCGGAACTATCCAGCGTGAACGTGCAAGGGTAGCCGATGTCCTGCATGCCCAAAGCAACTGGCACGTTTGATGTGAGCGTTCCTTTAATGGGCAATGAGGCCATGGCAACTCCCAAGTAAATCGGCACTATAACAAAAAATGCAACTACGTACTATTTATATGCAGAACTATTTTACTTGGGATGTAACTGTCTTCGCCCAGTCAGCCAGTCCGGAATGACGAGCGCTGCATTCTTGGTAAAGGCCGGCCAGCTCAACGTCGGCCAGCAGCAGGTCGCCCATGTTCGCGTCAGGGGCCAAAAGTGCGGGCGCTTGGCAGGCGATCGTCAGGTTTGCCGGCGGCGGCGCCAGCGCGGGCTTGATTGACGAGCAGGCGGCCAGTGTCAGGCAGGATGCAAGCAGAATATACGGTTTCACGGATGACCTCTTTTTCGGCTTGCGTATGGATTGTGCGGTTCTCGATGCGGATATTTTGAATCGCCAGCTCGGTCTTCGTCGACACTTCGGCGGCCAGCTTGCCCAGCAGTTCCGTCGCACGCGCTTCGGCTTCGAGCCTGGCCGCGTCCTGCGCGCCATCGTACCAGGTGCGCGCCTGCCAGCCAGAACCGGCCAGGCCCAGCGCCAGCACGGCGCACGCGATGAGTTTTTCTTGCAGGGAAATCATTGCGGTGGCTCCTGAGTGGTGGCTGTCGTGGTCGTCGTCATGCTGGCGACGGTTGTGGTGCCCGGCATTTCGGTCTTATTGAAAACGACCTTGGCAACAAGCGGCAGCACCCACATCCCGCCATACAGCCCGAACATTTCGGACGACAGCGCGCCCTTGATCTGCTGGTCGACGATCACCCACGTCGTCACCGCCAGAACCAGCATGAAGGCCACGGCGATCTTGCTGACCTTGCCGTTTTCCATTACCAGATCGAAGGCGTCGAAGATGAACGCCTGGTTGCGGTGCGCGCGCCAGAACGACACGACGATGCACAGGCAGGCCACGGCCAGCACGATGACCATCGGATCGAGCCGAATGGCGTTAAGCGTCGACAGCAGCATAATCGAGGTTCCCGGCAACACGGTTTGTCCAGCCCTTGCCGTAGGTCGCCCAAGTCGACAAGGAAGTGTAATAGCGCAGGCGCTGCGCGTTGAAGCGCAGGATCACGTCGGTGACGGTCATGGCTTTGACGGCCGCGATCGTGCGCGGCCCGAACTGGCCATCATCGGCCACGCCAACAGCACGCTGCAACGCGCGCTTTGCCGTGCTCATGCCGGCATTGACCGCGAAGTCCCACATTTGGAAGACGATCGCACCATCGATGTCATCGGCACCGATCTTCAGCCACCAGTCGCGCCGGTAGATCGCCTTGGCGTCGTCGATGGTCAGGTTCTTGATGTCGATGTCTGGATAGGTGTTTGCAGCGATTCCGAACTTGGTGCCTTTCAGCATGCCGACGCCGGGCCGGCCGCCCGTCCAGTTTCCCGGATCGCGTTGGTCGATCGAGTAGCCGGCCTCGTGGCCGATCAAACGATCGAATGCTTGGTCAAAATTCATGGTTGATCCCCTTTAGGATGGCGGGCGCGGTAGATGGTTTCGGCCAGGGACATCGCGCGCACGCCCATCCAGCCAGCGGTCGATGTCAGGGCAGCCGTGTAAAGCGGCTGAATGTTCGAGGCTTCGCAGAGGTAAAAGGTGATGACGCCGACGAATGCGGACGTGAACATCTCGACAAGGAAGATGCGCAGCAGCTCGGGCCAGCTCTTGCTGCCGTACTTCTCTTCGCGGATCACGCGGACCAGGCCGCCCCAGATGGCAAGGGCCAGAACCCAGCCGTATGTCAGCCAGGAAATCGACGTCGGGTCGCTCGCTGCGCGGCTTGCCGCTTTCAATTCCTCATTCATGAGTTTCCGCCGGTTCATTAATATTGTCCGGATTCTACCGCCGATGGTTCGAAAAGCATACCAATATTTGCGCATTACGGCCTCCTTGCGGATGATGTTTCATGCTATTTGCATTGGCGCAGTATCGTAGTGCTGGCTCCCGAAGGATGCCCCATGGTCAATGTTACTCCACGCCGGAAGCCGCATCCAAAGCCAATTGCGCGGAAGAAGGGCGCCGCGCCGTGGGAAGGCGGCGACCCGACGCGCAAGGTTGGCCTGAACACTCCGCTGTCGGAACCGCTGATGCGCCAGCTCGACTGGCTGGTCGAACAACGCATCATCTACTCGAAGGCGTCCTTCATCCGCGAGATCCTGGCGCGCGCCTGCGAAGAAGAGATCAAGCGCGCCACCAGAGTCCGCGCCGCCATCAAGAAGATCGAGGCGGAAGACCGGCGCCGCTGATCACTTGAACGCTTCGATGGCACTGCGGTACAGCTCTTCCTCCTGCTTTTCGAGATCCTTCAGGGCCGCGCGCTTCTCCGATGGCGTCATGTCGGTGCGGGCGTTGATGTCGACCTCGCCATCGCGGATTGATGCGGCGGCCTTGTTCACCGATTTGACCATGCGCCCGGTGCTGACGGCCTGCGCTTTCGCGGGATCGTCGAAAAGCTTTTCCATCGCCTCGCCGTCGCCGGCCTTCTTCGCCTGCTCGAACTCGACGATGGCGCCGCGCGCTTCGCCAGTCAGGTCGTAGTAGCGGCCCCGAATTGGCTTGACGTCGTTGGCGCGCCAGAAGTCTTTGACGATCGGTACATCGCTCGCTTCGACCTGGCCGGGATCGCTGGCCGTCATCGCCGCCGTGCCCATCGAGTCGGTCACGAACGTGCCCAGGCCGCCAGTGTACGTGCGCCACAGCATCTTCAGCGTCTCGGGGCTGACCTTCGTGATGTCGTTCTCGTACTTTCCGGCGCCGGTCAGTTCGCCGAACGATGCGATGTTCTGCGCGGCCTTGTCGTACAGGCTGTTCTTAGTGCCCCGGAACATCTTCAGGTTGTCCGGCCGGTCCTTGGTCATCGAGTTTTCCGGAACGATCTGGCCGCCGAAGCTGCTGCGGTTGGCGGCCGACTGCGCAAACGGCTTCAGCATCGTCGGCGTAGCGGCCAGCGACAGGTCCATGGCTGGATTGTCGCTGCCGTCGATGTGCGCGCCCTGCAGCGGGAAGTAGGCGTCGAGGAAGGCCGACAGGATGCGCGCCGACGCCTTGGTCTTGCTTTCGCCATGCGCGGCCTCGGCCAGCGCCACGCCCAGCGAGAATGCTGGCGCGTATTCCTGGCTGACTGGCACGCGGATCTGGTGTCCACCGACGTTCCAGATCATGTTCTTGGCGCGCGTCTCCCAGCCCTCGCCCAGCCAGCGATCCTTGTCGTCGTCCATGCCGCGCGACGCCAGATAGGCGCCCAGCAGCGCCAAGCTGCCCAGTGCGGCCCATGCCTGCCCCTTGTGCTCGCCCTTGACCAGCGTCTTCAGCGCATTGGCCGTGCCCTGCACTGCTGGGTTGAAGAACAGATAGATGGCCGACAGCGCGCCTGTCATCGTTCCCTTTCGGTCGAAGTCTACCGTTACGGTCTTGGCGGCCTGCGCAGCCTTGCCCGGCGTGGCGCCCTTCTCACGCATCGCAATGTACAGCGACAGGCGCAAGCCGTTCTCAGTTGCCTGGTTGGCGATCTCGACGACGTGGGCCATGCCGCCGACGATCTTTCGACCGGCCACGATGGCGGCCTTGGTCGGGCGGCCATCCTTGACGTAGTTCGTGGCGCCGTAGGCGTCCTCGTACATGGTCGACAGCTTCTTGCCGTTCGCCTCCAGGTCGCTCATCCAGCTGGCGCCGACCTTTCCGCCGTGCATGCGGTACTCGGTCAGGTAGGCACCCGTCTGCGTGGCAGGTACCTTGCCAGTCGCGGCCCACTGCCCCAAAGCCTTCACCGCGCCAGGGTATTTTGTCCACGCCTTCGCCGCGATAGCCGCGCCGTTGTTGCCCAGCATGCTGATCGTGCCCGTCATCGCATCGCGCGACGCATTGCGCAGGATGAAGGCTGGGTTGTAGCCGGTGTAAATCTTCGACAGGTAGCGGTTCGTCCCGCGCATGAATTCCAGAATCGGGTTCATCTGGCCCTGGCTCAACGGGCGCAGCTGGCTGGCCAGCGTCTCATCGTAAATCTGGATGCGGACAGGGCTGCCCTTAACGTACACCATGACCTCATTGTCTTGCAGCGGCTTGATGAAGTCGGAAACCTTTTCCCCCGTCGCTTTGCTGATTTCATAGTTCAAATAATTGTCCTGATGCATCGCCGCCCACAATTCCGATTGACGCTGCGCCTCGATCTCAGTTTTGAATTTACCCAACTGGATTCCATCCTTGTAGGTCACGTAGAACCCGCCCTCCTTGATGATACGGCGCCCTTGCGGCGGCACGCCGACCGTCCACAGATCAGGATCAGGATTGGCCAGCACCATGCGAAGCAGCGACTGGCGCGCCAGGTTCTTCTCGCCGACGATCACGGCCTGGTTGTAGTCGCGCGACAGGTTCTCCAGGATATGCTCTTCACGTTCCTCGTGGCCCATGGCGCGCTTGATCTTCGGCCCGAACTCGCCATCGCCCTTCAGCGGAACATAGTTCTTGTACAGCGTCGACAGCTGGTCGTAGTCCTCCTGCTTTACCAGGCCGTAGGCCAGCTTCAGGTCCAAGGTCGCCTTGGCGATCTCGCGCGCCTGGTTGGCAATGGCGTGCAGCTCGGTGTTGCCCTTGTACTTTTCGAGGATCTTGTTGGCGTCAGCCGTCATCATGCCGGAACCGCCATCTGGCATATTCTGGTTGAACTCGGCCACTTTTTCATTCCGCTCTTGCGCATGCATGGCGTGCAGCAGTTCCGACAGCTGCTCCTGCGTGTGCTTCGACTTGGCCAGGCGCTCCATCAGCGGACCGACCATCTTCTTCTCGGCATCTTCCAGGCGCGCGGCGACGCGGCCGGGCCGGTTCGTGTCGGCGCCGAAGTGGTCGGTCGACTCGCTCAGGGGCGCGCCGGCCAGCTTCTCGATGCGGTCTTGCACCTGGCGCACGCGATTCATGTTGTTCTGCAGCGCAGCCTGGATCTTGCGCACGCGACCCTGCTCTGGCGGCGTCAGGCCCGGCGATGCAGGCGTCGGCGTCGGTGCTGGGCCTGGTGATGGCGCCGGCGTGGGCGATGGGGATGGCGAAGGTGTCGGGTCGGTGCGCGTGTCCTCTGCAACGCTGAACCAGTCGCCCTTCTTGCCGAACACTTCGCCGCGGCGCGTGGCGGCCACGTCGAGCACGGACATCTTCGCCAGCGCGGACAATTGCGCCGGTGTCAGTGCGCCCATCTGCTTGCCGAAACGCTTCAGCGCCCAGGCTTTCACCGTTCCGATCAGGTCGTCGATCCACTTGCGCACGGTCAGCGGCGCCGATTCGTATTCCTCGATCGCGTAGGCGGCGAATTCTTCGACTTCCATGTGCGGCTCGACGGCGCCCTTGCGGTATGCGGCGTAGACGCGCTCGCGCGCCTTGTCGAAGAACTCCTTCGCCTTGCCTTGCGACTGGTTGGCCTGGCGGTACAGCTGGCCAGCGCGCCGCATCAGCGCGTCCCATTCCTGCGTTCCGATCAGCTTTTCGGCGCCTTGGTGGAATGCCTCGTGCAGCATGACGGCGCGCGCGTTGGCGGCGGTCAGGGCGGACGCAACCAGGTGAACCTTTCCATCGGGCGTGGTGACGGCCTGAATATCCTGCGCCTGGTTGCCGACGTTGCGCGGCAGCGTGGCCGGCGTCTCGTGCAGCACGATCAGGCCAGCGTCGATCAGCGAGTCGACGACCGGGCCAAGCGCGCCATCGGTGACGGCGGCGCGCAGCGAAGCGGAATCCATCGCTGCGCCCTTCGCCGAGCCATCGCCCGTGACGGAGTAGATGGCCGTTCCCTTGTCGGTCGTTTCGGTCTTCAGCACCTCGAACAGCTTGTCGAAGGCCGCATTGATCGCTGGCGCCTCTTCGCGCGTTGGGTATGGGAACGGCTCGGGCTGGCCGGTCATCTCGTCCATGGCCTTGTGCGCGTCTTCGCTGACGATGTTCGCCAGGTAGTCGTTCGAGCCTCCCTTCTCGGCCGCCTTGTCGATCAGGTAGCTTTCGAAGGCGCGCGCGGTCAGTTCGTGGATGGTCGACCAGTAATCCTTCGTGCGGCGCGCATCGAGAACCGACGAGCGCTTCGGCATGCCGCCGGCCTGGATGGCTGACACGACGCCATTAAAGGCTTCCAGCGCCTCGGGGCGGATCGAATCGTCATCGACCAGCGTGCGGCCCTCGCCAGCCTTCTTGCGAACGGTCGGCTTGGCGGACACGAAGCCTTCGATGTCGCCGCGCTTGCGCGAGAAGTAATTGTCGAGCGCATGCCACCATTCATGGCCCAGCGATCCGGCGCCATTGGTCTTGGTCAGGTTGATGACGACGTTGCCTGGCTCGTAGTGCGCGGCAGCCGCATTCTTTCCGCCGGCGCCGCGCGCGCCGAAGGCCAGGCCCAGCGAACCGTCGAGCGAGATGGCTGCCGGCGGCAAGCCGGTGATCTCGGCCATGTCCTGCAGCGCGTCGTAGGCGTTGTTCAAGTCGGCCGCGCGGCGCTTCTGCTCCACGTAATTACCGAACTGCACGCCACGGAAGCCGAACGTCTCGCCAAACTTCTCGGGCGTGATGTCTTCGCCCAAGCGCATGTCCTTGCCGACGCGTGGCGTGTTGATCGAACGGCGCTCTGGCCGCACGTCCTTCTTCGCTTCCAGCAGCTTCGCCAGCTCGGCCTCGTTCTCGCGCAGGTAGTCTCGCGCCGTGCGCACGTCCTTGAATCCGCCCTTCAGGTCGAGGTACTTGCCAGCGGCGACCTTCTTGCCGATGACGATCTCGCCGTTGCTCAGGCGGTACATATCGAGCTTCGTAGCGCGCGATGCGGCCGGCGCCGGCGCCGCGCTCAACAGGCTCTTCAGCGCACCTACCGCTTCATCCCAGCTGTCGAAATAGCTGACGGTGCGGCCGTCTTTCGTCAGGTCGAACTTGACGATGTTCGGCTTGTATTCCTTGCCGGCGAACAGGCTGTATGAATTCGACGTCAGGTTGTAGCCCTTGGCCTGCCGGAAGGCCGGGTACCCGACCTCGGCATACATCTGGATGCGGTCGGCGAACTTGCGCAGCGCGCCGCTGTCCGTCGTGCGCATCTTCGTCAGCAGAGTGTCGGCCGTGTATTTTCCGTCCAACAGGTCGTTGGCTAACGAGCGCAGCGCCGTGACCTGTTCGCCCCAGCGCTTCGCCTTGTACGGCATGCGCGGCTTTGCGGGGATCTCGTCGCGCATCGCCTTCAGGGCCGCCAGCACCTTGACGTCGACTCCTTCGGCGATCAGCGCATCATAGTTCGGCTCGGGGAAGTGCTTGGCCAGCGTGATTTCTTTCACGTCGGCCGGCAGTTCGCCCTTCATTTCCGTCTTGTAGGTGGCCCACAAGTCTTTGCGAGCGCCCTCGATCTTCTCGCCAAAGTCAGCGATGGGCGCGGCTGGCGAATCGGTCTTTTCTGCCGCTGGAAGTGCCACTTCTAGCACTTTTTTCTTGCTTGCAGCCGCCTTTGCAGGGGCTGGCTTGCTTTCGACAGCGGGCTTGTCTTCTACCGGGGCAGCGCGCTCGACCAGGTTGGTCTTCATTTCCTTGGCGCTTGGGATCGTCGAGTGGTTGCGCTCGCCCTGGTTCTTGGCCGGAACCCACTGGCCATCCTTCTTCTCTACCGCCTGCACGCGCACGTTCATGCCGCCGCGCTCGGTGGTTGGGTCGAAAGAGATCACGCGGTCATGGCCCGTGTAGCTCTTGACGATGTTTCCGGGCGTGAAGTAGTCGGCCAGCTGGCGCGCGCGCTCGGCAGCGGCGGCTTTTCCGGTCAGCTTCTTGGCTGGTTCGGCCTTTTGTTCAGGGGCTGCTACTGGCGATACAGCAGGAGCAGTTTTTGGCGCTCCCGACGAAACTGCGGGCGCACCAGCGCGCGGCAGGATCTCGAAGCGCACCTTGCCGGTCTTCTTGATCTCGTAGGCGGCCAGGTCCACGGCCTTCTTGTCGACGAACTTCTGCGCCGCCTCTTGCGATGCGAATTTGTATGCTTGGTATGGATTGCGCGCTGGCGCCTCGGTCAGTGCAGCATCAGCGACGGCGGCTGGATTTGAAGCAGGAACACCAGCTGCAGCGCGTTGTTCATTTGCTCGATCAGAGGTTCCGACATCGGCGAGTCGTCGTCCAGCATCTCCAGCAGGAACAGATCCGTTTCCGACAGCCGGTTCATTGCCACCAGCTGCTCGATCGCTGTTTCGTCGTCCATCCCCATCGACAGTTCCTGGTGCATCTTTCACCTCCGCAAGTGGTTGAATCTTGAACTTGTCGCCGGACTCGACGACCTCGAACACTTTTCCTTCACGCTCGGCGGCGCGCAGCATTGCGGCGTTTGCATCGGCGCGGTCGGCGAATTCGGTCGGCTCGACAGCTGGCGCCGCGCGCTTCGACATGCCTGCGATGGAATCTTTATCGATCACCACGTATTCGGTTCTTCCACGAGGATCTTTACCCACAACGAGGCCATATCCTTGCTTGACCAATTCATCGATGTATGCGGCTTCGAGGCGCGTCACATCTCCCGTTTTGTTGAGGATTTTCGTGCCAGGCTTGATGGAAACGTCGAATAGGCTCGCATCGCCGCCGGACATTCCGGCATAGCCACTCGCATGCTCAACATCATCCATGCTTGAACCGTAAAAACCGCCATAGGAGCGCCCTTTCTTTCCCTGCTTCTGTCCGCTGGCGCGCACAATCTCGATGTCGGATGCGGTAAGACCAGAATTCCCTGAGCCATGAATAATAGTCAGGCCGGCAGCCGGAACTTTACCAGTTTCGCCATCGGTTCTGGTAGCAGCCAGCCCTGGCGCTTCGGCGCGCTTGTTAATTTCGCGCGAGATGTCCCGGCGCGCCTCGATGAAACGCTTATCCCAGCCAGACTGCTTTGCTTGGGTGGTGATGTATTTGAGGCGATTGCGCAGCTCGGCATCGCTCATTTCAGCAATGGGCGTAGATGCAGGTACTGCCGCAGCTGGTTCCGGCGCAGCATCTGGCGCCGGGGCAGCTTCAACCGGCGGTGCGGCGGCTTCAGGCGCGGCCTCGACTGGTGCGGCGGGTTGTTCGAGTGGAGCAGCAGGCGCTTCCGCAACAGGCGTGGCAGCGGGCACCGCCGCATGCTCTTCAGCTGCCTGCTCGATTGCGCTGGTCAGCGGGCCGGCCGGCGGCGCCACTGGCGTAATCTGCACGCCGTCCTGATCCGAGATCGTGACGACCTGGCCGTTGTCATCGACGACCTGCGCCGTGAAGCCGCCCTGATCGTCCTCCTGGTAGCCTTGCAGCGTGCCGGCGACAGGGCCGCCCGGCGTATCGACGACCACGCGCTGCGGCTGCTCGGCCGCGCCGTTGAGCGCATCGGTCAGTGGCTTGCCGGACGATGGCGCCGGTGGCGCGCTGTCAGATGGCGCGGCCGGGGTCTGCGATGGCGTCGCTGGCTTGCGCGTGGTGGCCGGGTCGATCGCTTCGTTGTTGGGGTCCATCGCGGCGCGCGCGGCGGCATCGCCTCCGACGAAATTCACCTCATTGACCTGACGATTGATCTCGGTTGCGATTTCCTGCTCTGGCGACTGCCGCATGCCGCGCGCGCCGCCGACAGCGCCCATGCCGCCACCTTGCAGGCCGCCCAGCACGGCGCCGCCGATGCCCTGGTTGATCACGTCATCGGACAGTGCGCGCGTCGGGTCAGCCTTTTGCATGGCCTCGTTCTGCGATAGGCGCTGGCCCATGCTTTGCGGAAGCTCTTCGAACAAGCCTTCAGCGACGGCGCCCTTGGCCGCGCCCTTCAGCGCGCCAGTAATGGTGCTCTTGCCGACCTTCTCGGCGAACAGCTTGGCGATAGCACGGTCGCCCATGCCGCCGAAGGCGCCAGTGATCAGGCCAGACGTTACAAATGCACGGGTGGCCACGTCTTCGGCAAGCGCCTTCTGCGCATCGGCGGGCGACAGACCGGACGCCACCAGCGACTTGAAGGCGTCGGACTGGCCCAGCACTTCAGGCGTCAGCGCCATCACGTCGTCGCGCACCTCGCGCGCAGACTGTGCGCCGCCCAGCGCGCCCTCGGCCAGCGAGCCGGCCACTTGCGCCGTGCGGGCAGCCGACAGCGCCGCGACTTCAGCCGTGGCGCCAGCGGCGATCTTCGAAGCATAGGCCATCTTCGCCAGCTTCATCGCCGGCCCCATGGTCAGCGCCTGCTCGGGCAGAGATTGCACCAAGCCGCCGGAATACGATCGCCAATCGGACCAGGCCGGCCCCATCTTGCCGGTTTCGCTGTCGTACCACTTCTTCTGCAGCGCCGACTGCATCTCGGGCGTCATGCTCGCAGTCATGGCCTTGGAGTCGTCAGCCAGCAGCGCGCCGGAATCCTTGCCCGTGAAGAATTTGTCGACGGCATCGCCGCCGCGCACGATTGGCTGGCCGACGACGGGGATGCGGCCGACCAGTTCGCGCACGTCTTGCGCCGCCGTGTTCAGCCCGACTTTCAAGCCCTTGCCGACGTCGGCGATGTTCCCAGCTACGCCGGTTGGCGCATTCGTGGTCGGCAGCGGCACCGATGCGCCGGCGCCGAGCTGCTGCTGATTGCCTGGCAGGCCGGGCACGATGCCGTTCGCTGGCCCCTGCAGGCGCTGGTTCAGGCGCTGGTCGAAGAATGCTTCCGGCGTATCGGGCACGGTGATGCCCTGCGCTGCCGGCTTGACGGCGGCCTTCGCCTTGTCGTACTCGGCCATGGCGAAAGCGACAGCCTGCGGGCTGGCCTTCGGGTTGTTCTGCATGAACGTGCGCTGGTACGCCTCGCGCGGCATGGCCGTGCTTTGATTGTTCTGCGCATAGCCGGCGGGCAGCACCTTGTAGCGGCCAGGCTCTTCGGCATCGAGCTGCTGCTGGAGTTCCGGCGATTGCGCGGTGGAGCCGCCGCTGCTGGCGCCCAGTAAGTCGCCGATCTGCGCCGTCTTCTGCATGACCTCGCGGCCGTAGGCGTCCGTCTTGGCGCCCCACAGCTTGCGGTCAGGTCCGGCAAAGTGTTCCTTGACGGCATCTTCCATCGAATAGCCCTTGTCGAGCCGTTCGCGCAGCTGCTTGGCGGCGGCGCCGATGGCCTCGTCAGGGTTCAATGGGTTGATTCCCAGCCCGGCAGCCGTGCTGTCCAGGTACTGCATCATGCCCTT